ATCCTTGATGATCGTGTAGCCACCGGTGAAACCGCACTCGTCACGCAGCCGGTCGAACACTCGCTTGGCGGTATGGCGCTGCTTGCGCGGCACCTTCACGTCCTCATCGAGCCAATGCTCGATCGTCGAAACGAACGCATCCAGCTTCGGACGCCGGATCGCTGACCGCCGCTGATAGCCGGGCGGTGTCGAATACGACAGCATCTTGGCCACGCTGTCGCGCGATACGTTGAAATGCTTTGCTGCCTGACGCTGCGTCATCCCTTCGGAAACAGCCAGGCGAACCCTCAAATAAAGTTCCACGGTGTAGATCCCCTGTCCCTCCTGCCATCATTGCAGAAAGGAAATAGGTGGCCGGATTTTACTCCGCCCGCGGCCAGATTATTCCGCCGCTTCCGTGGCCGACTTTTGCACTGCCGCTCTCAGCGGCGACATTATCAATGGCCTCTGGCAGGGCATCCAGAGCAAATGGGAGGAACTGAAAGGTGGCGTTGCCGAGATAGCCTCGGGGATCAAAGATACTTTCACCGGCTTCTTCGACATCCACTCTCCGTCCCGCGTCATGGCCGAGATCGGCCAGTTCATTATGCAGGGTCTTGGTCAGGGTATGGACAGTATGCGCGGGCAGGTGGCCGGCGTCGCTGGAGGTGTGGCTTCGGACGTGAAGGGATCGTTCGGGGAGATTGAGAACGCGGGACAGTCGCTTGGCAGCAGCTTCTCAAGTGCGCTCCAAGGCGTGATCGAGGGTACAAAGACTGTCAAAGATGCGCTCCGTGATTTGCTCGGGTCGCTCGCGCAGACGTGGGCAGATAAAGCCTTTCAGGCGTTGCTCGGGGGTGGGATTGCAGGGAATAGCGGCGGGATCTTCGGCTCTCTTTTCGGGGGTATCTTCGGCGGCCTTCCCGGTTTTGCCAACGGCGGATCTTTCCAGGTGGGCGGGACAGGCGGCATAGATAGCCAGCTAGTCGCGTTTCGTGCCAGCCCGAACGAAAGGGTATCGATCACGAAACCCAACCAGACACGAGATGGGGGCGCCCAGCGAGTCGAAGTCTTGGTGGGGGTCGATCCCAGAAACGGGACGATTGAGCCCTACGTGAACCAGAGCATCGAAAGGGCTTCGCCGCGCATCGTCGCTGCTTCAGTCAGTGAAGCAAACCGACAGGCGCCGGGAGCCGTGGGCAAGTACCAGCGGGACACCGCAGGGGGAGACTATCGCAATGTCTGATTTGCTGCACTGGCCGGGAGATCTTCTGACGCCTCTGGAATGTCGCCCGAACCCGAACCCTTTCACGCGATCGGGCGGGCGATCTCTCGGCGGCGTGAAGCCAGCCACCCGGACAGATCTCGGGTTCTGGACGATCGATCTCGTCGGTATTCCTGTGCACGATGGCAACCAGCGGCGGACCTGGAATGCGATCCGGCGGCACCTTTCGGGATCGGCAGGGCTGATCGTGGTGCCGGCCTGGTCGTTCGACACTGCCCCCTACGAATCCGGAGCGTTCGAGGCGCCGGCAGAATTGCCGCACGACGACGACACGCTATTCGACGATGACACCGGTTACGAGCAATCGGCGATCTCTGTCATCAGCGACGGCGTGACGCCGATCGGCGCGACGACTATCCGTCTGCGCATCATCAATGCAGCAGCGGACCTTGTCGGCGTGCGCTTCTCTTATCAGAACGCACTTTACGAAACAGGCCCGGCCATTGAGATCAACGGTGATGTCTGGACGGTGTCGATCTCGCCATCGGTGCGGGCCTTGATCCCGGCCGGCGCTGATCTGGAATTCGACAGGCCGACATGTGTTTGCCGGCTGGCGGACGATCGCGGCATGGACGGCGGGCTCGATGCCGTGCCTTTCGAACGGCGCAGCGTCGCCTTCGTTGAGGCGACCGATTACTGGGCTTCATTGGTGGCGTGATGATTAAGTCTCTTCGGGTACTTGCGCAGCTCGATTTTCCGTCGAAGACGGTGCGGCTTTGGGATGGGTCGGGTGGGTTGTTTGTCGATTTTGACGGCAACATCTGGCGGCCGTGCGTGCTGACAGAATCGGCGCTCGATCAGATCGAGATGGCGATCAATGCGGAAGCCTTCACGCTGTCGCTTGCTCTTTCGGGTATCGACGAGGAGACCGCGAACACGATCTGGGCCGACTACCAGGCGGGCGAAGTGGTCGGCACGCGTGTACGCATCCTGATCCAGGACTGCGACGAGCTCGATCAGCCGGTTAGCGTGCCGGATATCAAGTTCACCGGCACGATAGACAACATCATGTTCGATGATGTCTCCAGTGACGACCAGATCCTTTCGACGATCACCGTCGAGATCACCAACCGCTTCACGCTGCGCACGCTCACGAATGGGGCGGTGCTTTCGGATGTCGATCAGAAGGCGCGTTCCGCCGTGCTGAACCCCAGTGCGGCTGCTGACCGGTTCTGTGAGCGTATCCCGCTCCTAATCGACAAGACCATTCGCTGGCCGAACTGGTGAGATGGAGCAGACCCTTCGCGACTTCCTTCGCGCCTACGCCGAAAAGCCTTGGCGCCCTGGTGTCGATGTCGATTGTTGTCTCTTCCTCGCGTCGTGGGCGCTCTGGCTTGGGCATATGGACCCGGCGGCACATCTGCGTGGCACCTATTATGATGACGCAGGATTCCGCCTGATCGTTGATGGTGCCGGCGGCGTTGTTCCTCTGGTTGCCGATTGTGCGGGTCGCATCGGCGGGCGACGGCTCCAACGACCTCTCTGCGGCGCGATCGGCGTCATCGGCTCGCCTACCAACCTTCACCGCCAGTTCGGCGCGATCCACGATGGGGAGCGCTGGCTGGTGCGCTTCAGAAACAGCGTCGGCCCGATGATGGCCACGCCCTTGGCTATCTGGGAAATCTGAAATGCCTGGTGTGCTTGAACTGACCGCGATCATTGTGTCGTCGATCTCGACATCCGTGCTTGGCGCGAACCTGCTTTACCTCGGCACGTATGCCGTTGCCTATGCGGGTCTCGCCTTCGGCGCGACGGCGCTCCAGGGATTGCTGGTGCAGAAGCCCTCCGTTCCGAAACCGGAGGATGGCAGCTACAATCTAAAGCAAAGCGTGCCGGCGCTCGCATTCGTGCTCGGTCGCGTGAAGAAGGCCGGCGACTATGTGTTGCTCGAGGAGGCCGGCGGCGTTGCCTATCACGTCATCGTCTGGGCGGGGCACCGCATTCATGGCTTCGTGCAGCACTATCTGCACGACCAGGAAGTGGAACTCGATGGCACGGCGGTGATCACGCCTCCGTTTTTCTTCGACGGTACGCCGAACGTCCGGATCGATACGCGCCTCGGTCTGGATGCGAGCACAGCCTATCCGCTCGTGGTCGGCGCGCTGCCTTCGATCTGGACGAACAATCATCGCGGCGACGGCCTTGCCAGCATCATGATGCGATGCCGGACGGTCTCGCGGAAGAACTACCTGAAGATCTATCCGAACCAGATGCCCCAGCACTCGGCTGTCGGTGATGGCTTCCCGCTCTTCGATCCCCGGCAGGGCGACCACAATCCGGACAATGACGAGACTTGGGAATTTGCGCAGACCCTGTCGCTGATGCGGCTTTGGCATCTCTGCCATCCGGTCGGCGGCAAGCTCAATTACTCCGACATGTATCTGCCGGACTGGATCAACGCCGCCAACGTCGATGATCAGAATGTCACCAATCGCAGCGGCGGGACCGAGAAGCGCTATCATGGCGGTTTCTGGTTTCGCGCCAGCAATGACCCCGTGCAGGTCGGTCGCATCATGGACGAAGCCGCCGAGCTGGTGGTCTATGAGCGTCCGGACGGATTGATCGGGGTGCATGCAGGCGAGTATGTCGAGCCTGACATTCGCCTGACGGCCGCCGACATCATCCGCTGCGGCCACGATGTGAACCAGCGACGCGCCTCGACGGTGCTTGCGGTGCGCGGCCGCTTCACTGATCCCGCGAAGCGATACAACACGGTGGATGCCGCCATCTACGGCGACCCCTATGTCGGCGAGGATACCGAGCGCACGGCGACCGTCGACAACCAGGCCCTTCAGAGCCACAACCACGTGGCGCGCCTGCAGAAGCTGAAATATATCCGGCGCAATGCACCGCGCGTGACCATTGTCGCGCACTACGAGGCGGCGAAGAACGTTCCCTATCGCCGGTTCGTGAAGGTACATTATCCGCCGCGGCTGACTGAGACTGTTATCGAGATCACCGCGACGCCAAAACTGTCGCTGCGCAATCTCACGATCGAGTTCTCCGGGATCATCGTGCCGTCGAACCTCTACGACTTCAACGCCGCCACAGAAGAGGGGGAGCCGGGCGCCAGTGTGACGCCGCTGCCGCCGCAGGGTGTACCGGTTCCCGAGAATTTCGATGTGACCATTCAAAATGAGGTGGTGAGCGGCGGCGCGACCGCAGCCTATGCGCTGGCTACCTGGGATCACGTTTCGGATAGTCTGATCTATGAGCTGGAATGGCAGCCAACGTCGGAGATCGAGCCGCCCCGGTCGCTGACTTCGAATGGCGATGATGACTCTGTTCGCTCCGGGTATCTATCAGACGGCGTCGAGTACCGGTTTCGCCTTCGCGCCTGGTCGAACGGCGCAAGCTCCGACTGGACGGATTACGAGATCCGGACGGCAACCGCCGATCCGGTCGCACCCGGCACGGTCAGCAATGCGGATATCACGGGCGGGGTAGGGCAGGCGACCTTCGACTGGACGGCGCCGAACAGCGCCAACTACTTCGCGGCCAGGCTCTACTTAAACACCGTCAACGACTTCGGGACGGCGACGCTCGTCGCTACTGAGTACGGCGTTGCCGCAGCCAACGATGCCCGCACGGTTACCGGGCTTTCGGCCGGCACATACTACGGCTTCATCGTTGCCATCAACGCATCCGGCGTCGCCGCCTCGGCGGCGGCGACCAGCTCCGCAATCGTCACCTGACGAAACCCGCCTCCAACTGAAAAAACCTGCCTCTGGCTTTCGCCGGAGCGCTCTCGCATGGGGATCTCGATGTTTCAGACCGCAAGACAAGTCTGGCGTGACTTCGTTACCGACGGCATACCCTCGTCGGGGCGGAACAAGGTAAAGAAGAGCGAAGCCCGCCAGTGGGGCGCCTGGGTTGAAGGGGTCATTGCATCCTTCACCGCCAATGGTGGGTTGATCTATACAAGCCTGTCGTCGCTGAATTCGGATCTTGACCATGATGCGAAAACTTCGGCCTGGGTGATCGACGGCGAAGACAGCGGCATCTACCAGAAACAGGGCGCTGCCGGCGGCGGTTCCTGGCTGCGCGTCGCGGATCTTCCGTACAGTTTTGTTCGCCTCGACGACGTCGGTGCTGGTACGGCAAATGTGATCCAGCTGACGTCATCCATTCCGACGTCAATGTCGGTTCTTCGCGTTGCCAACGTCTTTGAGGCGAACACCGGCAATGTGACGATTTCGGAGAACGATGCGGCAGCGAAGTCGTTGCGCACAAATTCCGGCAATCAGATCGCGCCTGGCGGCCTCGTTGCCGGCGGCATGATTGTCTATGTCGACGATGGCACGAACTTCCGTTTGCTTTCCGATCAAGCGAGCGCTGCCATCGTTTCGGCTGCGGAGGCCGCTCAGGCTGCTGCGGAGACTGCGCGCGATGAGGCGGAAGCGGCCGCCGCTGCAGCAGCTCTCCGCGACCCAGAATCGTTCGCAATGGCGGGCAACGGCACGACCGGACCCTACAATGTCGGCGAGACCATAGCGGCGGATTCGGCCATCATGGTGTTCGTCAGCGGCGTTGCGCAGATCGTCGGGACGGATTTCACCTATGCCGGCAGCAACATCACCTTCACGTCGATCATCCCCACGGCTGCTGACGTCGTGCACGGCTTCGTGTTCGCCTCCCGAGCTGTCGGTGTTCCGACTTCAGCGTCGGTCGGGGTCGATTCCATCAACACGGAACTGAAGGGACACATCCCGTCGCTGTCGCCAAATGCGGATTTGGTCGATGAGAGCGCACAGCAACTCAAACTCAATTACCATAAGGCTCGCGCGGGCTGGCATGTAAAAGCGTTCGGTTCGACGCTTACTGATGTCGGCGGCGGAAATGCATCGGTCGACACTACAGCGCTGCAGGCTGCGGTTGATAGCCAGGAGATCATTGATCTAACTGGCGCCGTTCTCGAGCTTGAAGAGACTATCGACGTCAATTATGCCGGCGCCTGCTTGTCGTCCTCAAAATCCGGCCGCGTGGGTAATACCGCGACAAGCCGCATATCAATTGTCGATGACGCCCTGCCGTATGCTTTTGACTGCAGTGCCACGAACCTTGAGGCGAGCGGTTTTGCGCTGGACGGAACAACGACCAATACAACCACGATCGGCTTCCACTTCAAGCGTCCCGACGGCTCCGCTCGCGATATCGATTCGGTCCTCAAGGGGGTTGTTTTTGAACGGATGGCCAAGGCGTTTCATATCTATGGACGCGGGCTGGAGCTTGGCGACTGCACCATTGCCGAGATGAAGACTTCCATGGGCGACATCGACTGGCCGACGGTATCCACTCCGAACGGCTCGACGAACGACACCGATGAAACCGGCATGCGTGCATATCACTTCTACAACACACGTGCCCATGGGAATGCCAGCGGTTTCCGCAACATCGGCTGGAATGCCAAGAACATGCGCGGCCTCATGGTTGATGGCGTAGTGGGTGATATTGGCATCGGCAACGGCGGGGCGTTTGTGGGTGTCGCAGTCGACGCCTACCTCGCCAACATCGAAAGCCAGATCAACGCTACCATCGCCAGCGGCCTTGTCGATCTGCATGCCGGCTCTCGGAACGTCAAGCTGGTGAACGTAGGAGGCGGTGGCATCAAGACGGCCGGAGTTACTCGTCTGGGCCGCTACAGCATCATACTTCGCCCGGAGTTTGCGGCCGATGGATCTGGCGACATCACCGAGATCACCGTTCTCAACGGTTCGATCGGTCCGAACAACCGACATGGGGTTTGGATCACCGGCTCCGGCAAGGTCCAGAACCTTGTTCTCAACACGGTCAACTTCGATCGATGCAATATCGAAGGAGTTAGCTATGCGCCCATTTTCATCACTGAAACGGGCGGCACGCTGTCCGATGTCACTATCAAACTAGTGGCTTGCAACTGCAAGTATGGGGCCGAGACCCAACCGACGAACATCGTGGGCGGACTGGATTCATCGGTCGTCACAATCTACAAGGATTTGGCGACGACCAAGCAGGCTGGCCCAGGGTGGGCGCAGAGCAACGTTGTGCTGGTTTAATTAGGAGTCACTAATGACAAAAGCAACACGGCGAGTCGTTGACGGCGGCGCGGCAGGCTTAGATGTTCTGGCGTTCAGTACTAGTCTACAGATCAAGAATTATCTGACGACAAACGAAGTAGAAGCAGTTTTCGGCGCTTCGTTTCGGACCAAGTCAACGCGAAACGGCGCTTGGGTCGTTGGTGAGGCTGCCGGTGGTATCACGTTCGAAACTGCGGACACGTCAGGCGGCGGGCCGGGCGTAGCTGCGGCGCTGCGAGCGGTGGTTATCGACACGTTTGGAATTTCATTTGTCGCACGTCTGTTCGCGAGTTCAACAACGACGCGTGACCTTCCTTGCATGGACTTCGCGCCTGACGCGATGCTTCCTGTTGCCAATGGCACGGCGTCAATAGGATCATCGGCCCTGCAGTTCTTGCAGGGCTTTATCCGAACCCTGTTTTTCGGCGCCGCCGGCGCCCAGAAGCTGACGTCGGTTGCCGGCACGCCCGAAGGGGTGGTGACGGCAGAGGTCGGCTCGATCGTCACCGACCTCACCAACGGGGTGGTGTACGTCAAGCGCACAGGGGCTGGAAACACGGGCTTTGCCATCCAGGGGGATATTCAGGAGACGGCCACGGCCGCCAGCATCGCGGCGATCGGCAACGCGATCAACACCACAGGAAAGCGGCTCGGAAAGGTCGTTTGGGATAGCACGAACAACCGCGCCATGCGGGCGAGCGGAACAACTGCTGGAAGCGCATGGCACGTTCTCGACGGTAGTGCTACGGTGACGCCGGCTTAGCGCTCGTCGTCGCGCTCCTTCGAGGGCGAGATGGGGGCATCCTTCGTTTGCTGTCTATCGTCTTCGTGACGAGGTGCGACGAGGTCACGGAGCATCTCCTCGCCCTTACGCATTTCGGCACGGCGCTGTTCAGTTAGTTTCATCTCGGTACTCCGGAGGGCAATAGATGTCGACTTCACCCCGGTAGAGGGGTGGATGCTTCAACGCCTTCTCTCGTTCGTCGAGCCGCTTTTCGCGTTCGCGGATGGCCTTTTCCCACTGCTCGGCCGCGTGCATCATGCTGCGATACTCCTCACTTTCCGTCGGCTTTCCGGGGCGGGAGAGGTACCACTCGAAGAAGATGAACGCGCCGAGAGAGGCCGAGAGCACGATCGCACCGCCGATCTCTCTGCCAGTCAGCACCATGACGATGCCGGTGATCCCAGTGAAAACGGCTGCGTCGACTGGCGTTATGAAACGGAACATGCTGTCTCCTTCAATTACGCTGCACGCATGACCTTCCGAATGAACTTCTGGCGGTCAGCCTTCGAGCTATTCAGGATGTCCCGCATCATTGTCGAATTTCTGATCGGTTCAATAGCCCTGCGCGATTCTGCCAGCCACTGGCGTCGCTCTGCATCGCTCAGTCGTTCGGGTCGTGCGAAGGTGTAATGCATGAGCGAAACGTAGGAGTGCCAGAATTTGTAACTGACGGGCGTGTGCTCGGTGCGATCGGCATCCCTGATGACCGACGAGTGAGCCTTGAACAGGTCGAAGTGTGGCCCATCAACCTTCTTGAGGACGGACGTGTCGCTGGTCTTGTCGTAGTTATAGACCACGCGATCAACGTGAACGAACTTGGCACCGCCAAGCAGCGTTCGCCAGATGAAGGCACGATCCTCTGCGGTCCTGACGCCGACGGGAAAAGGGTCTTTCATCCGGTGCAGAAATTCTCGCTTATACAGCGCGCAAACCGTCCCGACGTAGTCAGGGTAGGTAGGCTCCATGCGCAGGTTCGAGACTACGTTGTACGCCTTCAGCGATGGGCGCCAGATCTGGGTTTTGGTACCGAAGTCATGGCGAAGATTGCCCTTCACGAAGTCCGCATGCGTCTTGTCAGCGAAGTAGCCGAGCGCTTCCATGGCGTCCGGCGTGTAAGTATCGTCGGCATCGAGCCAGGCAATATACTCGGAAGTGCATGCAAGGATGCCGGTGTTGCGAGCGATAGAAACGCCTGGTTCCGAGTGAATTAGCTTCACAATGTCGTACTTTTTCG